ACATGGTGTTTTCTGTTTCCTATTTCTTCTACTTTGTAAAAGTCTTTACGACCTCTATAAAAGAACTTAATGTTTTTCTTTATCATGTCAAGCTCCTATATCAACAATCTCACATGAATCTCCACTACATGCAAAAGTCTGGGATGACTTTGTAGTGTCTTCTTTTTCAAAATCAGCTAGCTTAGTCCAATCAATTGAGGCAGGCATATTTCTTTTCATAGCATTGTAGTGCTCAACTGTAAATGGTACATCTTTTCCTGTCGGTGCATGTGTAGATACACCAAGTTCCCAAGATTTTTCTGCTGATATTGTATCTTGATATGGTGCTTGTTGATACACATGGTCATCATAAGGTAAAAAAGATACACCAGACATCTCATCAAAGTTTTTGTACACGAATGCACCTACATCAACCCATTCGTCAGCTTTAACAGATACAGTTACAGATGGCTTATGCTCACACCAATTTCTTTGATATATTAGCCACATCTCTAGTTGTTCTATAGCAGACATATGATACCTAGTAACACAAGAGTCTGGTGACTTCATTGGAAAACTAAATACAGTTGTTGTCTCTGGTTTCATAACACAAGGCTCACTAGGTATGCCCTGATTTTGCATGAACTGTGTAAGTGGGTCTTTGTTGTCTCCACGAACTGTACGCACGTAAAATCTACTATGTCTGGCATGGATACCTGATGCACTGTTGCATAATTGTGACACTGTACCACTTGGCTTAACACAAGTTATAGCAGTGCTTGCAGGAATGTTAAACTTTTTAGCATATTCTATATTAGTTTCTAATGCTGTCATTCTAAGACTTTCAAGAATACTAGGTAACTTTTCTCTGTGTAGTGAGGTTTGCCCACTCATCATAATGTTATCCATAATACCTGTCAAAGATACACCAAGTAGTCTTTCTTCTTCAGTATTCTTTTTCCATATCTTTCTTAAATATGGGAAGTTTGTCAGTGTAGCTTGTGCTGTTCCAAGTATAGTAGCTATCTTTACTTTCTGACAAATAGCATTATAGTCATCTCCCTCTCTAATTACCACCTCAGTGAGGTTACAGAACTGATAGGGACGCAAGATGATTTCACTGCAGGGGTTACATCCAAAATCGTGTTGTGGGTCTCTACGACCATAACTCATGGCCTGCTTACGTGCGGCTACTCTATTGAATATACCTCTTTCTCCAGAGCGAGACTCTACAAGTGAAGTCCATTCTCTTAAAAAGGTTTCAGAATCTGGCTTATCTGTATACGCAACACTGTTATTAGATAACGCCATGTGAGGTGCAGTTTCCCACCAATTACCTGTTTTAGCATGTCTCATTCGTATATCAGATAAATTAGATAAAGATATCATGGCACTTCTACGAACACCCCCAGATACAACTACTTCACCAATCTTACACATTAAACTGTGACAATCATAACTAGAAAGTTTCTTACCTTTATTTTCTTTAAATAAATTTACAGTAAATGTGAATAGATTATTTAGTGGGCCTGGTCCAGATGCTCTACCACCAAATATCTTTAGTCTAGCACCCGCAGGTCTTACTTTAGATAAATCCCAAGAAGGTATCTCTCCTGCATACAGTAAAGCTATTAATTTACGTAAAGCTTTTGCCCATCCCTCTTTGCTATCGTGTACACTAATAATGTCATCACTGTCGTATAAGGTATGTGGTATCTCTGGTAATTTATTTATCTTATCTCTCTCTACAGAGAACCCTACGCCAGTTCCACATAATAGTACATACATAGCTTCATCAAATGATTTCATATCATCAACAGGAAGATAAGCACAATTATAGCCTGCAGTATTATCTCTTTCTAATGCAGGTCCAGCGGTCATCAAAGCTCTCATACTTGGCATCACTTGTAGACTATATATAGCATCCCATATCTGTTCTGTGGTATCATAATCTATGTTAGCTTTACTAGATATAAAGTCTACATATCGAGTCACAGTTTCGCTCCATGTTTCTCTACGTTGTTGGTCATCCATCCAACGTGCATAACGTGAGATAGCTATAAAATTTTGATAATCAGTTGGTAATGCGTTATTCATACTTTTCTCCTTTAATAACTTACACTTACATCTTTTGCATCTATTCCAGAAAATTCATGTATTAAATCTTCTACTGCTTCTTCTAACATAATTGGCAGTTCTTCTCTATCTGGTGTGAACTCCTCCACATCCACATTAGCTATAATACTTATTTTAACCTTTACCGTTTGAGTTGACATCATTAGACCTAACAGTTTCTATTAATAATTCAAGATACCAATGTGCTTTCTGTAAGTCTTGCTCAGGCTTACCTTTGTATCTGTATCTCCACAGGTATTTTAATATAGCACCCTGTAAATAATATTCAAAACCATTCCCTAACATTTCTCTCATAGCATCTATACATTGAATATTTCCTTGATTATAGTGGGGAGGTTCATTTACTTCATCTGACATATCTGGAGTAAACGCATCCTCTGTATATATTCCACTGAAACTTAATTGTTTATCCATAATATTCTCCTAGTGTATAGTATGTAATTGATTAAAATCTCTTGAAAAACTTAACTGCCCTTGTTCTATTAGTGACTCTGGGTTATTCATAGCATAATCTGCCATGCCACGCAATAGTAAAGTATAGAAAGCTACTTCATCATCACTCATATCTTTTTTATTTGGAAAATGGTGAAGTATTTCTACATCGTACGCTTCATCTTCTTTAACAGTTCTAATTATTAAGGCTGAATCTCCTTCAGCTAATGTTATTGTTTTAAGTTTTTGCATGAGACCATCTCTATAAAATGTTCGGCATCTACGATTGCCAAGGGTTTCTGTCTATTCATTTTTATTATTAGTAAAGGTTCGCCCTTATTATTGTGTGAAATTGCTTGTTCATAATAGTTATAAATTGTTTTTGTTCTTTCTGTATTTTTGCACTCTATGTCATAAGAAAATTTCTTAAAGGCGGCAGTAGATAATTGCACATCTACTCCATTAACTCCCATTGGAGTTGACCTAACATCTAAACTAGTTAAGTTTTTAAATACAGAAAGTAGTTTGTCTGCTACCCAGGTTTGTAATCTTCTACCCTTTGCTTTTGATGTCCTTGGTGACATTTTCTTCTTCAATACGTATCTCTTTGACGGTTTTGATAGGGATGTACGTTGAGGTTTCTTCGCTTCTGATGCAGGGGAACGCCTCACCACTCTGGATTTGTTGTATAAAATCTTCCGCTTCGTACCTCTTGAGTTTAAAGTTTTTGACATTGTCATCCCCATACTTAATCTGCAGTGTTACGCCACTCATCAGATATTGTTGTATACCAAGTCCACTTTGGGTTCTTTCCTTTGCTGGGGAGTTGGCGTCTATATTCGAGGTTTTCCCAACAGGAAAACTTGTATGGGCAGTAAGAGCATTCAAATCCCAAGATTCTGTTTCCTGTAGGTTTTGAATAATAAGTCTCTTCAACGTCGGTGAAACATCTTTTAAAAGGTTCTCCATTATGAATGGTCCTATGAGTTTTTTTGATAGCATCTACAACCTCTTTCTTTTGCTTCTTATCATCTGGAGCTTCTGCAAAAGCTATTTGACCTGTAGATTTGTTAAGAGCTATCCACCCTTTAAATGGTCTGCCTGCCGCAACTCCATAACCATAACCTTGAGATACATAACCAAAGGTGTCACTGCTTTTTATACTTTCAAATGCATTGTCCACACTAAACTTATGGTCGAATGCATATGGTGATACAGTTTTAATATCATAGATGCCATCAGATAATTCTATATCGAACTCACCTTTGACATCTATATCTTTGTCTTGTAACTCAACTTTTTTGTGAATATTTTTTACCTCTATGTCAGATGCCTTAATTAAAGTTATAAGCACTGCCTCTAAAATATCACCAATAATCATACGCATTTTAAAACTATAATCATTGGGTTCTTCTTCCTCCCCTCGTGCTTGCATCTGTAATTGACAAAGAGGTTTGCCAATATTGCTCATTCTTAATCTAAAGCCTTCATCTAATATATCTTGCTTAGTGAAATGCTTCTGCAAGGCTTTCTTAGCTAAATCCCCAAACTCCTCCAGAAGTTGAGAGGGCATTTCTGCCCCCCCATTTGCTGCTTTGGATAAGAATGAAAGCAATTTGGCTTGATGAATGTTCATCCGCTGACCATCAACTCAGGGTTGTTCAAATCATCATCAAGAGCACTGTCTATGTCAGCGATTGCATCGTCTACGATTGTATCATCATTCATTGACGCATCAACAATGATACCTTTACTTTGTAGTGCTTTATCATGCTGTCCCATGACATATTTGTTCTCTTTATCCACTAAATCAGAGAAATAGTGAAGTAGTTCTTGGTCGGCAGGGGTAAACTCCAATGCCTGCTTGTCTACAGCAAACTCCGCTACGTAGTACACATTACTACCTTTCTTCTTCTTAGTAAGTGTAGCACTTAAATTATAAAAGATAAAAGGTTTTTTCTGTGATGACAAAGAGTCTAGTGTTTCTGACAGAGGCATAAAGTTTGCTCCCCTAGCTCTCCAAAGAACAGGAACGATGACATCCCCAACATCTTTACCATCAGCATCGACCGCATTTGCTAGGGATGCCTTACCATATAGCATCCTGTAACATGATGTCTGCTTTTGGCGAATGGCATCATCTCCAGTTAGTGAATCCCTCTTTGCGAGAGGGACAGAACCACAACGCATAGTGCCAAGACAATCTGGAATCTCTGTGTTAGGAAAAAGATTCTTGGCCATAATTGACTTGTTAACTGTTTCACCTGCGTCGGGGTCATATTGTTGATACTGAAATCTCTGCAGGAATATTTGTAATTTTACATCTTTGGAATACACATCATCACTTCCATGCATTGTAGTCCAAGAGCCTGCAGGGATTTGTCTCCCATTATCATCTTCGTGGTCTCTATTTATTTTTAAAGTAGAGTGAGCCATACTTGGCCCGTCCATTGTAGTTTGTCCAATAACATCTGCTATGTCATTGAAATTTATATCTTTTTTTATTGTAGGTAAACTATTCATTTAAGTTTTTCTCCTTATAATTAATTTAGATTTCTATGTTTTACACTATAATGTTTGGTATGTCAACAGTATATATTTTTTTCTTTCATATTAAGCCAGTCTTTTCCAATCTCAATATCTACCTCAAGAGGAACTGTCCATTTAACATTGTACATATTCTCAAATAAATCTGTAACTCCTGTCATAGATTTATAAGCAACTTCAGCAACAACGTCTTCCTCTCCAGGAAATACATCAATTACAACGGAGTCATGGACCGTATTAATAATAAGAGAGCGTAACTTTTTGACGTTAATCTGATGTTGTAGTTTAATAAGTGCCAACGGCATGATGCAACCACCTGCGAGACCTTGTACAGGGTAGTTCTTGATTGCGGGTGCATTCGACGCAATACCACTAGCAAGCCGTCTAGTATCTGGAAAAGCAAATTGCTGACCAGTATACAGAGCAACAATACCTGTCGATATAGCTTCAGTTTGTATATTTTCATGCCATTCTCCTAACTTAGGGTATTTATCTACAAAAGCTTTATAATAAGCTGTTTCATTAGGTGTTCCTGTAACACCGCCATACAAAGGCTTAAACGTATGCGCCTTTGCCAAAGTCCTCTCTTCTTTTGTGACATCTTTCTCATCTTTACCAAAGATAATTGAGGCAGTATATCTGTGAACATCACTACCATCTAAGATGTCTTTTAACATATTAGAGTCTCCACATAGTTGAGCGGCTACTCTAAATTCCAACTGACTATAATCTGCTTGTAATATCTTACCACCTTCAAATCTAGAAACTACAACTGCACGAACAGGAAAAGTATTTCCTCTAGGTTGATTCTGGAAGTTAGGGTCAGAAGACGATAGTCTAGTTGTTCTTGTTACACACTGATTGTATTTAGGATGTAGAACTCCATTAATACGTGTGTTTCTTTCAATGCCACCAACAAAACTATTGAGATATACATCAACTGCATTAAGTCTAGTGACACATTCTAAAAATGTCTCAGCATCTTTGTTACCTTTATGTCTAGCTACATTTAATAAACGCAATATAGTAGACTTATCAGTAGCAAATCCATTTGCAGAAACATCAAGAATATCTCTAGGATTCATGGTCAAACCACCAATCTTAGGTAAATTCTCTAATACATAACCTTTGCCATCACACGTAGAACATTTTGTGAGTCTTTTGTAAGGCTTACCATCTTTCTTCATCTTCTGATAATTACCTATGCCCTTACAACTTGTACAATGTTTGGCTCTAGTCTTGTGAACTCTTTTAGTTAAAGCTTTGATATTATTAACAAAAACACCTATGCTCATTCTGGGGCGATACAAGGGCTTGCCCTTTTCATTGAGGCCGATGTTAAAAACTTCTGCCCATTTCTTTTTATCTATAACTTTACGAGAGTAAATCATTTGGCTTAACTGTTCTGGTGACGCAAAATTGACACGGGTATCTCCCATAACGTCATACATTATTTCTTCCATTTTACTTTCCAATGATTTTTTCTCAACTTCATAGTCATATTTAACTTTTGCTAATTGTTGTGAATTGATTTTAATTCCATTTCTTTCAATTATAGCTAAAATATACAAAAAGCTGTTCATTAACTTTAACTGCTTTTCCATATCTTGATTAGCAGGCTTACTAAATAAGTCCATATGTGAATCATATAGTTCTCTTGTAGCTAAAATGTCAGCACAACCATACTCTTCTACTACATCTGGCGGCATTTTATTAAAGCCAATACCTTTTGCCAAGTAGTCAGTAACTAAATCAGCTTTCTTTTGTGTAACCTTGCGCCTTTTACAAGACTCCTCTAGGCTCACTCCCCACTTCTGCCCACGCAAAAGTAAGTATTCACCAATCATAGTGTCATATACTCGCTTATTATATTTAAAGCCACTCTCCCATAACCAAACTAAGTCAAACTTTATATTGTGACCTACAAGTAAATTAGTTTTATCTAGCACAGATTGTACCTGTGAGTGTGACATTTTTGCATCAGTGACCTTCTCATCATGATTAAACCAAACAAACTTGGGAGTGTTATCAGAGCACGTATTGTACTGTACTGATACTAAATAATTATCATGATGAAAAGGTGTTGGGTCGCTTCTTCTTGAAGCGTCCTTTTGAAAAGTAGTTTCTACGTCTAATGTTGTAATCATGCTGTGAACCTGCTTCTTGCTATATCTAAGTTACATACTATATTACCATGAAAACCTGTCAACTTATTTTTAGATATTGTTAAATATCTTCTTTCATCTTTATTGTCAGTTATATCAGATTTACCAATACCAATAATTAAATCGGCTTCGGCGGCTTTACCAGTTTTACTGTTCTCCATCATAGCGTAGGTAACATTTGTTTTACTTTCTGCATCAGCAGACGCTTGACTAATACCAATACCAAAAAGATTGTGACGTTTACAAACTTCTCTAAATTTTGTATAGATAGCACGTAACTTTTCATCTGTTCTAGCAAACGAACCCATCACATTAATTTTATCTAGTTGGTCTATAATTAATATATCTGGCTTTTTACTTTCACAATATACATTGAGCCACTCGATTGATGCATCAACATTGTCTACCATTGTAAGATTAGGTGCTATCTCAGCAAATGCCTTCTTAGCTTCGCCCTTCTTCATAAACAATTCATCTTGAGTGTACCCTGTGTAAGCAGATGCAGCTCTAAGCATTGTTCTCCTAGCGGGTTCTTCGTTTGTAATGATGTGAACATCAGCACCTTGACAACAGAAACCATTTGGAGAGGCGGCTAGTGATACATAAAATGCTGTCTTACCTATCTCTGGTCTAGCAAAAGCAATCATGAACTCACCTCCTTTGCCCCCACGAACCATTTTAGATAGACTAGGAATATTAAACTTCCAACAATCCTCTGTCTGTATGTAGTCTAACAAAGTATCTAAATCAGTAGGTACAGGCTCTGTCTCATCATCTGGTACAAAACCATCTTCAGACTTTTCAACAATTGATTTTATTTCCTGTAACTTTTCAGTAGAGCCTTCCATGATTGATAAAGATAGGTCAGCTATACGTCTGCCTACTTCCTGTTGCCATATACTTCTTACAACATCATTCGCCACATCCTCACCTATATGAGGAAGTGAATCAATGTCATCTAATATGTCAGCTACAATCTCTTTACGTGCTCTGGTTGCTGTTGGATTATCAACGCCATACAACTCTCTTACTTCCAAAACAGTTAAGTCTCTATCGTATTTGTTGTGACCTTTAACAATAGTGTCAAACAAATCCGCCAACTCTTGTGGAAACATTGAACGTATAACTTTAGATTTATTGTTGTCGTAAAAATCTTTACGTAACAACAACTTAATTAACTGTTGCTCAATACTAATTTTCTTATCTCCTCTGCGTTATAATATTTTAAATCGTCTTCTATTCTCATTATATTACACTTAACAATGTATGATAAATACTTCTGTAAGTCAAGTGATTTTCTTGTTGCATCTGGGTCTAAACATATTTTAACTTCTTTAAACTTCTTTAAAAATGTCAAATCGGCATCTTTCATATGCGTACCCATTAGGGCAACACCTGTTGCTACATGTGACACAGCACACGCACTAGCGGCATCTTCTACTAGTACAGCTGTTGCATTATTGCCACACGTAAATAATTTATCAGACTTGCCATACCTGTACC